TTGAGCTCGTCAATTGATACTCTAGCCGTCGAAAAATCCAGGTTGCCACCATAGCCATCAATTTTGCCGGTATCGATAAACTGATGGATTAGCGCGCCGTGTGCGTAATTGTCTTTCGTGCCGTAATTCGGATACCAGTCAACGCGTTCTAGCCCTAATTTCTGAATAATAGTTTCGCCTGCGTAAGTAAAGACCTGCTTACCAGTTTTCTGCAAGACTAGGTTCTTAAATAGCTTCAATTGCTCGAGTGTGCCTTCAAAATCTGGCTCCAAATCGACGAATAACAGTGGTGCGTTGACAAGTTTTTGAGCTTCGATAAAACGCTCTGCTTCAGCCTTTACTTCTTCTTCAGTTGAGAAATACGGCAACCAGTAAATGCCTAATAGCTTGTCGCCCGCAGCTTTAGCGAATTTGACCAATTTAGGGTCGATTTTATTCGCATCTCCTCCGAACGATTGACCGACATGACCAGCCTTAATGATAACGCCAGCGAACTTATGAAAATGATTTACAATAGCGTCGTCTTGATGATTTGAGACATCTAGTATAATCTTGCTATAGTCTTCTTGTGGTTCTTCTGGCTTTGGTTGAGGTGTAGATTGAGGCGTTAGGTCTGGTAAATCGTGTAAATCTTTATCCTCGAATAGTTGACGGCTCATATATTTGCCGCTGCGTGCTGTAACGTACCAAACACTGTCTCCAGCGACCGATTGACCATTCGTAACGTAACCTTTCATCGAGATGACATCGCCTTTTTCTAGTTCCTGAAAAATAGCTGAATTTGTGTTAGCTTCGTCGCGAGCGTTGCCGTCCTCTTCCATTTTTCTATCTGTCGGCTGAGTTTCGTCGTAATCTTCAGCAATACATCTGCCGTCGCAACAATACGAATATCCGAGATAATCTGGACCGTAGTTGCCCATCCAGTTCATAAGCTCTTCAATACTGTTATAAATCCCTCGCGCTCCACTATGAACTTCACTGTCGTGGATTTCAATTGAGCCATCCTCACGCTTTCGCATTAAGAATACATGCCCATCTTCTGTATACTGACCTCTTGAAAAGCCCAAAAATCCAATCACCCACACGCCAACAGGTGCGGGACCTGTATTTATACGACCTGCGTTTAATTCGTTTAGATACGCTGTCTGAGCGTTCGGTGAGCGTGTGAGTGAGCTAATCGCGTCATCTACGTATTGTAGACACCAGCCACTCTGAGCGCCGATGTTTAGATTTGGTTCGTAAGTTTGTCGAACTGGCATATCACCTCCTTTTCACTTGAGATTGTTGAACTTCTTCTTGTAACTCTGTAACGGTTTTATTTTGCTGGATAAGGTTGTTGGTTGCATAAATCGCCAATCCGACAAGTGCGATTGCGAATAATTTCGCCAAGTTGCTTGTTACCAGGCTCCAAAAGTTCATCACGCCTTCGATTTCAGTACGTTTGACGTATTTCTCTTCTGATTCTTTTTCGTGTTTTGCTAGCTGTGCTTGAGTAACATTAGCTTGTGCGATATTTTCAATTCGCTCTAGCATGACAGTATGCTTGTCTACGCCATCCTTAATGTATTCGACCTTAGCTTGTAACGCTCCAAACTCTTTAGCTGATACTTCTGATTTTTCGTTCATAAAATAAAACTGCGGTTATTCAAAGTGTTAGTTGAAATTGCCGCAGTTTACCGTAAGCGTGACGTGATATGTTTATATTATAATATCATTTCTCATAAACATCAAGGGTCAGCTCGATTTGTCGCACAGTATAGACTTTACGACAATGCCCGGCAATAAATACACGACCACTGAGCAGGACACCGGCAAAAAGTGGATTAACGGAAAATCCATTTACCAAAAATCTATAACCTTTAACACGACAGGATCTGGTGCAGAAGAGACTGGTGCGAATAATGAGAACTTTAGCTATATAGACACTTTAATTTCTCTGGATGCTATCTTAAATATGCCGAACGGCGAAAGATACCCAAATAGCTACACAAACCCATCAGCACCATCTATTCAATATTTCCAATTAAAATTTGCTAACTGGAACAACGCTCAAGTATTACGCTATCAGACAAGAAGCGTTGGTACAGTAACAATGACTATTTTATACACGAAGAAATAAGAAGATGTTTAATCGCCAGAAGTATTGTTAACACCAACAAATCTCATTGAAAATCGGCTATGTGTGGATGGTCCTCCATAATCACGGCTTTCAGAACAGTGTGCTCGTACATCAATAACATCACCCTTCTTAAGAAGCACGTCAAACGTATGAGATAAACGCATTAAAGTTAAACCGTTACCGCTACCAGCTACTCGTGTCATTTCCTCTAACATTGCGCCGTTCTTGTAAATTATAACAGTAGCAGTAGTTGACGGACTATAGCCAGCTGACGTTACAGCTGCTTTAGCTGAGATCGTGTAGATACCGGTTATTGGTACAGTTGCTTGATGAGTACTCTTATTGAACATCTTGAATGTGTCATACTCTACTGCATTATAATTTACGATTGATACACCCCCACCCGCAAGAGCGTCCCATTTTGAGGTAGTAGCGGCAAACATAGGCATAGTCGTAAAGTCTATATTATGCGGCATAAACTTGCCGTAATTGACGGCAATCATCTCATCTGTAATTGTAGTCGTGGAAGATTCGGTTGTAATATTAGCAATGACCGCAATAACAGCTTGCGATCCAGTAGCGCCGTCTTGCGTCACAGCCTGCCTAATCTGAGATTCAGTTGGTGCCACTGGTGTCGCAGAGGTAGAACCATAAACAACGATTAAACCGCATGACGACGGTGAGCCTGTAGTATTAGTATCTGTAGAGTTTAGTGCGATGTTGTCGGAATAAGCCACGACACTTGCAATGCGTTTATTAGAACTTGGTGCAGTAATTCTAATAACCTGCTGTCCAACGATATCAAGCGCAATCAAAAAGCCGCTCGGTAATTTGCCTAACACGACATCTGGGTTATCAGTTGTTCCTCCTACTAACACATTCATGTCAGCGACGGTGTTTCTAATAACTCCACGTCCTGAAAACAGCCCGTCGGAATGCTGCTGTGCCCACATATTCGCTTCATACACACTACCCCGCCCGTTCGGACGAGAACGTAATCTAACAATTTTTCCTGGATTGGTAAAAGCCATAATTCTCCTCTTAATTGAATTGCCGCAGTTTACCGTAAGCGTGACGTGATTATTTATCTGTGGATATTATATCATTATTTTATACTTTAGTAAATTTCCCTCGCGTTGAGCCTGTAGCAATGACGCGAATATAGAAATCGACCTCCATAGCTGGCGCAACAATTCCAAGCATCACCGCCGCTTCGCCATCGGTTTGAGGTAACTGGTAAAAAGTCATTTTGGGAAATTGTGTTGAAAAATCAGCGTTAGCTGACACCTGCGGAAATAAGTCTACAAACAGAGGACCGTCTTTTGGCTTAATATCAGGAATAAATTTGATCACCACGTCAATTATATTATTCCCGCCACCGCGAATATGAAATACCTGTGAAACCTGCAGGATAAAGTCGACCAACGAAGCCGCGACCGGGTATATAACTTTCCTGGCGGCATTTTCATTTTCAAGTGTTCTAATCCTTGATTCTACATTCATACCACTTATGCTCCTATATTTTTCAACGTTAAATCACCATCAAGCATCGAATGAACAACAACATCATAGGTTGTTGGTTGCCACGGATCAAGCCCATATCGATAAATCACCCACTGAGCACCATGAGCATAATTTGTGCGCCTTACACGAGAAACCGAGCCTGAACTAGCCTTCAATTCCAACTGAGCGATTGTAGGAATTCTTTTTTTAGTGGTTAATGTCACTAAAACTCTTTCGGTGCCATTAGTAGGAACGCTCCAATAGCCTGATAACCGATTTGGTATAGTTGTTATTTTTGCGCTGCGAGAATATAGCGGAATTTTAGTCGCCGCTTGATAAAAGCCTTGCTTAAGAGCCTTCGATTCGCGCTCCAGCTTGTCTAACCACTTTTCAAGATTCATTGAACTCTCCTCATCGACAAAGTCCCAGCGACAGGTGATATCGCCTGCACGGTTAAATCACAGTTGGCACCATCGCGGTCTGGGAAAAACCACGCAGATGCATCTATAATTATCGCGAACTTAACATAATCCTCGCCAATCTCTTTAGTCTGTAACCACCAACCATATTCATCGTCAGCGTATGGATCTCTACCTGCCGAACCTGGATATGTATGAAGATTTTGATCATGATCGTATGACAGCTGCACCAGAGGCGGTTTTTTGACTCCATCGGTTCGCCGAAAAATGACCTCCCATTCAGCCACAGCATCTCTGTCGCCAATAAAACTACTAATAAAGCCGCTCCATTTAGCGCTCGGTATATTATTTTGAGATAACTGTCCATAATTCAACGGCGCTGCGACTTTCTGGGACCGCTGCTCATTCTCGATTGACATTAGTCGACGCGTAATATTATCATTGAACATTATTCAACCCTTTTCAGGCGTGGCGTCACAGTAGCAACGCCTTGATTATCCCAACTCGTTTCCATCGCAATTATCCGCATCCAACCGCTAAAATCACTACCATCATCGTTTTCTTCCTGAAATCGAAACTCATCGCCAAGCGCCAGCCCATTGTTTTCGTTAGCCGAATCGCCCCAAATGATAGGTCGCCCTACCAATTTTATCTGCGGAACTAACGAATCAAAACTGCGCTGTGCTAAGGATTTTTGAGCATACTCTGCAACTGCCGCTTGAGATTTGAGGTTTGATTGCGTTTCATAAACTCGCCAATAGCAGTTGTCTTGAACAGCCGCGTGATTGCTAGCACTGGCAAGCTCGGCAGTATCCTCACCAGTTTCAGGATTACCAACCTGCCCATTGCCGGCAACCAGCACATCACTAGCATAGTCGGCAGACTCTTCGACTGCATAACCACTCGCCCATAGTTTATAGACTCCATCGCTCGGATATCTTATGATGATATTTTTGCGGCTGCCACGCGGTTTGAGAATATCAATGATCTGCTCATTATGATTGTCAGGATTGACGCGAAACACAACGTCGAACTTGCCAGTTCCTGTTTCATTATTCATTGCGTCGCACAGCGCCTTACTAACTGTCTGAAAATCATTATACTCAACAGTTTTTAGCCTAAGCTCATTCACAATGCCAAATTTCCACCTGATATTCTCGCCAGCATTTTTAGCTCTTGTGATAAACTCGCTAATCAAGCTTTGAGTAAATATATGTCCAGGTGTATTTGAAAAGACTCGGTGAGGTGACTGTGTGTTATTCTTGTCACACACCAAATCGCCGCTTAACCTTGCAAAGTGTTCAAAGAACTTTAAGTCTAACTGCTGATCAGACCCATAGCCGCTGCGCGCCGGTCTAGTCGCCAAAAAACCAGAAAATCGAGGTAATCCGTCAACTAAAAATACCATATGAGTTTTACCGACACGCAATAAAGATTCTGGGTTGTCGTCCAGTCGTATTTTTGCATGTTTTTTGAACTTGGACCAGCTGATGCTAAAAGTAAATTGATCAGCTGTCGCTGAATCTGATTCACTTTTTAACGATTCGCTCAGCGCTCGATTTTGAGCAAACTTATTGAAGTCGCCAATTAGCGTATCGCCAACATACAGCAATAGCTTGTGTTTTTTATCTGAATTAGCCAATGACATTATTCCACTCCAACTCTGATGTTGTGGCTTCACCACTTTCGACATCAAATCCAATTAAATTATTTCCCGGAGCGATTAATAGCTGACCAATAACGTTCCTCGAAACGATAGCACCGTTTAGTCGCGCCTCACCGGTCGAAAAATCAACAACAAGCGTCTGAGTTGATGATATGCTGCCATGATAAATCGCCGACGTGTCTGTCGTATTATTCTGAATTGATGGATTGACAGCAGGACCTTGCAAGACCCAGACGGGATAAACCTTAATAGTCGAAGAAACAAATACACTGCTTAGCCCACCGCTTGCGCCAGCCCAAACTTCGCCAACTGCATCAAATACTTGCCCCTTGCTGTCCCATACCTCGCCACCCGTTGCGGCTGAGACACGTCCCAGCTTTACGTTATTTGAGTACACTTCATGACCGCTATTGTCTTCGGAATATTCGAACAAGACTGAGTTGCCCACTTTGAATTCGGTTGAAAATGTCGTATTGCCTTCATCTGCTGGTACAGGCAAATCTAACCTGCTACTCCGCCAAGCCCCTTTAATAGCAAATAGCTGACCGTCTCGTTTTCCATACACCAAGGTAAATGTATGATTAGCGGCAAAGAAGCTACTAATCATACTGTACAGCTTCCAGAAGCCGCTCTCTTTAGGCAAGATAAGCCCATTAATCGACTGAGTATAGGTAGACAGTCTCTGACGAATCATTTCGCCGCCATCTGTATCGGTGTAGTCTATGTCTGAAGTGTCGAGGTCTGGTCGTTGCAGTAGATCATTGTCAGCACTCAGCCTTACCTCAGAACCAGTAAGATCAAGACGCTCGCCGTCATCTCTTACTACTGCCACCAAGCTAAATTTACCACGTAAAGTTATCATCCCATCACCCTCCCTTTTTGCAAGGCGATTATTTTACTAATTTCGTCAGCAAGCTCTTTTGGATCACGATTATAACCATTGATGTTAATGGTTTGATATAGCGTATTGCCAGCGCTGCCAGTGCTATTTATGTCATTCAGCTTGTCGTAGCCAATCTTGCGCGCAGATGACGCCTTAATGACATACTCGCCGTTTGACAGCAACATTGGAATTGAATCGCTGGTTGGACCGCCAGGACCGAATACTGGACCGCCCTGCGCACGTTTGCCCAGCTTAAAGCCGGACAGATTGACCGGGTTAGCCTTTACGCCAACCGCTTTTAGAGCATTGCCGATACCAGGAATATTGATGATATTGTTAATCACTTTATTCAGCGAATCTTGCAGCAAGTCAATCATGCCATCTAACAATCCAGCAGTAAAGTTGCGTGTGATACCGTAGCCAGTACCGTACCAGTCCTGTCCACCAACAGAACTGATCAAGTTAGCGATAGAGTTGATGATTTTGGATATTCCATTCGATATAGAATCCACCACTCGCGATATAGCATTACCAGCACTCTCAATTACGCCGCCGATTGAATTGAACACGTCGGTCAGACCGCCAGCTACAGCATTTGTCAACGGTATAACAGCTTCATTGGTTAGTCTGATTATGGTGGTAGTAACCGCAGCCAGCACGACCAAAAACGTTCCCACCAAAAAGGCTGCCAGCGGGATTACTACCATATTCAGAAAATCTCTCAGCCCTGGCGATACGATACCCAAAGCTCCGCCAATCAACAGGATTGCGGCTGCCACACCGGCAGCGGCTGCAGTGAATGACAGCACGCCCACTAGTACATCCGGCGACGCCAGCGCCTTAAAGAATCCGGCAACAGTCTCGCCTGCACCCTTGAAGAATTCTGTTACTGGCTTCCAAGCACCTTGCACAGCTCCACCAGCCAAAGTCCCCATCTCCTTAAAGAAGTTAGCCATGCTTTTACCAAAGGTGAACTCCTTAGGCGATTTTTTTACCGCAGACGATAGCTTATCTACGCCACCAGCCACCGTGTCAGCAGATGTGCCGACTGCGCTGCCTGCGCCCTCCATTGTTTTCGTCACAGCATCAACTGAACCTTTAGCAGCCTTCAAATCTTTGAATTTACCTATCAGCGTCTGAGCGCCGCCGATTACGCCAGTAAAAATACCCTTGCCCAGTTTTGCCCACGGCTTTAGTGTATCAAGCGCCGAACGCGCACCGCCTGTAGCTATCTGCAAAGCCTTGAATCCAACAGCTAACTTTACGATATTGGCGATTAACTCTGGATTATTTTTAGCAAAGTCAAATAGCTTGCGAATAATATCCACAGCGTCTTTTAATCCCTGAGCTAATTCTGGCGATTGTTTTTTGATTTCCTCAAAAACAGTCTTCAGCATGCTTTTTATGACTGGTGCCAAATTCTGTAAGAATTGCTTTGCGGACGCTAGAAAAATATTGAATGACTCTTCAAAATTACCGTTTGGATCAGCTAATGACGTCAGCATATTATCAAAAGCAGCCTTAGCAGCATTAAAACTACCGCTAATTGTCGATGACGCTTCCTTAGCTGAAGTGCCAGTGATATCAAGCTTAGTTTGAATATTATGTATAGCCTCGATAACCTTATCAAACGGAATACTGCTGACGTTTTTAGCTGTCGCCTTAAACGTCTTACCCATCACGCCACTATCGTTAATAAGGCGTGCCATCTCACTTGCAGTACCGCCATAGCCAAGCTTCAAATTGTCGAGCATGGTATAGTTGTTCTTTGCAAATCCCTGATATGCGTACTGAATTGACTCCATCGACGTACCCATTTTATTTGCATTGTCAGCCATGTCAGTGATAGCCATGTCTGCTATCTTCGTGGCTTTAGCGGTGTCACCTTTTAATCCTTGTAGTAGCGACGCGGAAAAACTCGTAACAGTATCCATATACTGATTAGCTGATAACTGAGCTGTTTTGTATGCATTCTTGGCGTATTGGACCACCTCACCCGAATTCTTCTTGAAGAGTGTTTCCACACCACCAACAAGCTGCTCATACTCAGCGAACTGCTTAACAGCATATGTAGCAATACCTCCCAGTCCGACCATCGCGCCAGCTGCTAGTGACTTAAATTTAGAGAACGCTTCATCAGACCGTTTGCCAAACTCTGAAAACGCCTCACCAAAAGCCGCTTTAGATGATGCTAAAAAACTGCTCTTAAATTTAGAGCCAAAGTTATTACTGACACCATCACCAGCGTCACCAAGTGCTTTCTTGACGTCGTTAGAAACCCCTTTGAGAGAGGGCTTTATCTGAATCCATGCTGTACCGATTGAAGTTGCCATAAAAAATGCGAATAAATAGTTTATTTATCCGCATTTGCCGTAAGCGTGACGTTGTAATGTGTATATTATATCATATGCTAAGGTTTTTGACAAAAGACCCTAGCCAACCTGGCTTAGTATTCAACGCGCCAGCAGTCCGCTTGTCAGCAGCCTTAATCATCACTCGTTGACGAAATGCCGTCGGCTCTGTCATAAGCTCAAAGTTGCCCTCAAAACCAAACTCCACTACAAATTGCGCTCTCACTGTATCCAGAATACGATTCATGTTCTGCATCTGGATCTGTGCTATGCCTGGGTTGTTGCGAAGTATGTCCGCGCCGCCAGATTTATCAAGAATAAAATCTACATTTGACATATCTACATAATATCACATAGTATATTATTTTGCATTTTGAGTATACTATTGTTACAATAAATGCAAGTTTTAAGATAAAAGAGGATAGTATGTCTACAGAGTTTCAAGAGAAAGCTTGTGAAAAAGCATTACGCGAATATCGCAAAAAATACTTAACAAAAAAGGAAAACCTCAACGCTGATGAATCGACAGCACGGTTGATGGTCAATAGTTTACTCAGCACAGTGCTTGGATACACGCTGATTGACGAGATAAAGACGGAACATATGATCCGCGGTACCTACGTTGATTATGTCGTACAATTAAACAAGAAGATTCATTTTATTGTTGAAGCCAAAGCAACTTCTATCGATCTAAATGAACGGCACTTAAAACAAGCGGTTGACTATGCCTCAAACGAAGGTGTTGACTGGGTCATTCTGACAAATGGTCGCTGTATTGAGTTGCACCGTGTCATTTTTGAGAAGCCAATTCGCTCGCAGCGCATCTTCGCATATGACCTGACAAATCTGTCAACAATCCGCACTGCTGCTAAGCACCTAGTCAACCTTACTAAGAAATCTGTATTGAAAGGCGACCTGGATAAGTACTGGAAGCGATTTGATGCATTGACCGAAGACAATATGAGAAAAGCCATCAAGTCACCTGATGTCATTCGTAGTTTGCGTTTGTTTATTAAGAAAAAATCAACTATCAACTTCACCGACGCTGAAATTGCTAAGGCTCTTGATAAACTGATCAGCTAGTCCTGATATTGCGCGTTCGGGTTCAGATGTTGCCATAAATCTTTTAAGTCATCCTGCTCTTCCGATTGCTGCTTCTTACGATCTTTATCAAGCTGTTTGCGCATTTCAGAAACATACTCTGGCTCAAACTTCTTCATAGCCTTAGCAGGCTTAGCAGTTTTGCGCTTATTCATATTATAAGTCAATGTTGTGAGTATATTCAGCTCCTGCAATATCTGACTCAACGTTTCATCGCGCCATGTCCAGCTCGCTGCTGGCACTAGCTTGCGGAAAATCCTGCTCTCTACTGGCAAATTCTCAAATAGCCTAGCATAGCGCAAGAAACCGCTTCGACGTCCATTAGCATCCGGGCAAGCTTCTAATAAGTTCAGGTGGTAATACTGTTGGAAATCAGCTTCAACTAGACTAAATTCTTCCACGAACGCCGCTGCGCTCGATTGCCAGCTTTTGGGAAGCATTCGTCCACCTTCGCCGTAATCTCTAGTAGCGCTTTCTGTGAGAAGTAACCATATTCTTTCTCGATATGAGCACGAATGTCATCATAAACCTTATCACCACCGATCAGTGCCATATACATAGTCACTAGCTCAGAGATATTGCCAGTTCGGTGCGCTTCAGATAAGTCACTAATGAAATCAAAATCGTCCATTAGCTGCATATTGACATCAACCGTGTATCCATCCCAAAGTTCAACTGTCTTTTTTGGCTCGCTCGCCATATTATCCCTCCATAAGAATTACATACTACATATTATAACAAAAAAACGACTATTTTGCAAGTCGTTTTTCTGCGTGTACTCTTCCCAGTCTCTAGGATTTCTTAGAGTAGTACTCCTTTACATACACCAGTTTACCAGCGGCGTCCGCAAACTTATACGCAGTCAGAGATACCGGCACAGTGATAGCGTCTGAGTTGTTGAACGTCATGTCACCAGAGCGATCAGTAAACTGTGCGTCGCCTAGAATTTGACGGTGACGTCGGACCCCACCACTGTTAGTCTCGATAGTCTCGCAGACAAACACACCGTGAGGTAAGATTTCACCAGTATCATCAATGGTGATTGCGCCATCAGTTTCAATCTTGACATTGCCCTTACCATAGCGAAACTGCAAGACTGATACGCGCGATGACTCTAGCAAGTTAAACGTAAAGTTACGTCCGTAGCTTGTCTGGTTGCGGGCGACAGTCTCAGGACCCCAGGCTTTAATGTCGTCCCCCTCTTCTGCCGTTGTTGAAGTCAAACCATCTTCAGTCACATAACCAAGATTCACAAATTCGCTTGCGAGTGGTGTGGTGGCGTCAGTTGGTAGCGCTGTACCCAGAGGCGCCCAATATAGAGCGCCTTTCGGGTTAGGCAGACCGATCGCAATATTGCTCTTGTCGTTGCCCATATTACGCCGCCTTTACAACAGCAAACGCCTTAGTGTCCAAAATCTGGAAGCCAAACGGCAACTCCATGCGGATACCAATTTGGTTGTGTCCAGCCAAGTCTTTGCCTGTATTATCAAAGTCACCAGCAGTATGAACGCGCCATTCGGCTACTCCAGCGAAGCCGAGAAGCAATTGACTCCAGTCACCAAGCACCAGCTTAGTTTTATGATCACGTGCAACTTCTGGTGATGTTGCGGCAGGTTTTCCAGCCAACATATTACCACTCAAGCCGAACACGCCCAATTCTGGATATTTCTTCTGGTTACCTTCAATAACTGTCGAGAGTAGCTTGGATGCATCACTTGAAATAGCCACACCGTTGATATTCTGCTCCGCCAGCTCTGTTACAGCCGTAGCAAAGTCTGTATCAAGAGTTGCCGCAGTAGTACCGGTTGTTGGAACTAGAATGCTTGAGCCAGCTTTAGTCATGTAGGTAGTTAGCTCAGTGTCAACTGTGCCAGTAGACGGATTCATACCATGTAGCACAATAGTATCCAGGTCTAACCCTAGAGACTTCGTCAGCCAGTTGTCAACTAAACGGCTAATAAAGTCAGCCTGTTTTGCTTCTGTCCAACGCATAAACTCTTCAGTGACGCGCTGCGAATAGACCAGCTTCGCTGTCGTGAACGGCTTAGATACTACCTTGCGTCCGTTGTCAGGCTTCGCACCGCCTTCGTGGACAAGCGCACCGCGAGCGCGACCTTCCATTACAAACGGCTTGTTCTCGCCGATGTTAATAGTTGGTGTTTCAGGAACTAAAGACAATACAGCTCCTGAGAAAGTGCCGCCAGTTGAGAACATCTTATCAAGCGGCTCAGCAATATCAAGTGTGTGCAGATCAGTTACTGCCATAACATTACCCTCCTTGGATAAAAATAGGTTAATTAGATCGTAACCTTTACACCTGTACGCGTCTGAATCGCGCTAGCTTTACCTGGTTGTTGTCGGTTCGGTGCGGTTGCTCCGCCGCCAAACTTCTCTTTCAGGTTGTCAGCTTCTTTGCGCATATCTTCCTCTGTGCCAGTACCAAGATATTTCTCAGTGCCAGGCTTGAAGCCATACTCAGCGGCAATGGTCTTCTGTAGAATTGTCGTCTCTAAATCTTTGTTCTTCGACGTCAAATCGTCAATCTGAGGTTGATATTTTTCCTTGGCGTCTTTCTCAGCCCGCTCAGTGATAGTGTTTGTAAGTTCGTCACGCACTGCTTTTTCTACGTCTTCGCGAATCTTTGCTGATTCGTTCTTGACCCAGCGCTCGTGGCGTTCCTTAAACATATCGTCTGTGTTGACTTCTGTAAATTCGCCTGCGTCGTTTTTGGTGTAATATGTCACCCTTTTATTCCCTCCGTCAAAAGTATACGTATCCATATTATAATACATACTTTACAAAATCACAAGCCATAATTATAGTATTTATTTAGTTTTTGAATCGTTCTGTAAATTATCAACGATGCTCGTGATAACTTGATCAATTTCATTACTCGATAATCCTGCATTACGCCATACCGACCGTTGCATCACGATACCTGGCGCCACCTGCGCGACCTTATTTAGACCGTCGCCAAACTTGCTGATGTCGGACCGATAAATTGGCAACCACACCGGTAAAATAGCGTCAAGCTTCTGCCGTAAATTATCGTCTATTTTCGTCACGTTATTCTTGTACATCCACAACGTCATTGCGAAGTGCTTAAGCTGATTACCGATTTCTTTCTGCCACTCAATGATCGCTTCGCGTAGGTCATCGCCGACAATCTCTAACGATTCAGGCGACTGCGGCGCGTTGCTTGACAGCCCCAAATTATTCAACGACAGCTTCGTATCAGCACAAAAATTACGCGCCGACATCAAAAGCGAATCGTTAAACGGTGCCATAGCGTGCTGCGCAAACTGCGCCACTTGCGGTATCTGACCGTTCTCGTTCGACGTAATTTTTAGGATATCGCCCGTCTGCGACTTGATCACGTCAACGTCTGTCTCGTTATCGACACCTAATAGAATATCGACTTTAGTGTTGTAGTGGTACGCCGCAACAATAGCCTGCCGAACCGTACGGCTGGCGTCAATCAATGCGTCACGCGACGACCGGACCAACACCGTCCTACCGAACGGTTGGCGCGTCGTTGCCTTGTGCGTCAGCATTGTCATCAATGGACGTCCGGTGCGATTATCGTATTGGTTCAGAGCCCCGTCCTCACACACTATAGTTTTGTCACTAAAGAATTGCATATAACTGTCGGGACCATCAGTAACGCTCGGTGTGCTACTGCGGCGGAACACCGCCACACCAGACTTCAGGTTTTGTGTATACCAATCGTACACACCTGTCGCCTCCAGCGCAGTAAACGGCATCACCTTGTCACCCGCCAAAGCCAAAAAGCCGATACCGCACACCAGGATGTCTTCCTTAAGGTTGTCAAACGCCTCGCGGACCTTATATTCGTCCAGTATCTCATTCAGCCCGATAGTGTCATTCTCAAACCTATCAAACCGCGTTTTGTTTGCGCGCATCTCAACAGCACGCCTACCCCAGCCGACGTGTTGCCTAGCGATTGATCGTGCAATTTTACTCGTCTCGTAGTCGCTGTAGCTGAACGTACCCTCATAGAACGGATATTTACCAACCGATTTATTAAGCTGTGAATAAACCCATTTCCAATCATCTAGTATCATCACCTAACTCCCCTCAACACACCAATCTGCGATTTACCAGATATCTTACTCAACCCCAACATCTGTAATTCGCTTTTCTTAAAGTATAAGTCGCTAGCAGGATTAGTAAATGTCATGCTTTCAGAGTACGGACTTGCTGACTGTGACCATTGAGTAGCTGGTGGCGCATCCGCAGGCGTCAGCATGGCACGCTTCACGGCTGACAACACTACAAAGCCTACCGAATCAGCAAATACTTTGTTAGAGTCGTTTTCGATAATCTCATCCAGATCAACATTGTTATTCTTAGCGATCAGCCGCAACTGAGCAGATGCTGCATGAATAAGCGCCTCAGCCCGCCTTTCCTCGTCAATGTCCAAGGCTCGCCATATTTCGGCTAATTTTTCTTTAGTGGTAAAGTCTTTGAGTTCTGCCATAAAAAATGCGAATAAATAGTTTATTTATCCGCATTTGCCGCAAGCGTGGCGTTGTAATGATTATATTATATCACTTTTTCTTATTTTTGCCAGCATCTTCAGTTTCGACTTCAGTATCAGATTCAATTTCGGAGTCTTCTTCATCGCTAGCCGGCTCTGACCCCACTACTTCCCAAGCAGATTCAGCAATAATGGTGCCATCCATCACTTCAATTGTTTCGCCAGACTCTTTGTTACGAATAATCATTATAATACCCTCCTTTGGTTATTTACTATATTATACCATTTTATACACATGTCCACAACAGGATGTCTTAATATATCCGCTGCGCGATGCAATATCTATCCCACCTAGACGGAGTGTTCTCCTTAATCAACGGTACCGTCGTACCAACGACGTGATACGAGTGTCCTTTGTAATCAAACCATGCGCCATCGACAGTCTCGCTACTCGTCTTCGGGATATGAACCATCACCTCGGGCTTGGCTGCGGTCGGCGTACTCGTCTGCGACACCAAACAATCCTTGATCGTAAAGCTCGACAGCGTTCCGTCCTCATTAGGTCTATTCTTAAATTCAATATCTATGCCGATCATAGTTATCCTTTCTTAAAATTCTTTAGCACGCCATTACGCGAATTATAACCACTCACTTCAAACACACAGTCGCATTTGTGGTGCCGCTTGAAATCATCGCTCGTCGGATCAACATATACTCCAGCCTTTTTCTGACACCACGCGCAGTCTGGCTTGCCGACATTAGCGCGCCGTGTCAACGTCGGGTGTTTTTGCATAGACTTTGCATTCTTAAAAGCTTCGTGCTGCGCCGTCGCTAACACCACATCACAATACTCTTTCAGCAGCATCGCGGCAGTCTGTCGATTCAGCGCGCTGTTGCGCACGATCTTCACTGCGAGCCGTTCCGCCTGATCAGCCATCTCCGCACCATACCCACCACTTAGCATCGCCGCCGAGCCAAACACCTCGCTCGATAGCGAATACAGCTTGCCATGCAGCTCGCGACCAGTCTGCTTCAGCACATCCGCTACCAACTCTATTTTTTTATCTGGCGAAATACCCTCATGTAAAATAGCCACTATAGCCTTATTAATATCGCCAGCAACATCTAGCGTTATTTCTGAAAAGTCCACGCTCGTATCCCCTTGATGATATTATCTACGGTAGCTATAACCTTTTTTGAAAACTCTGGTGTCGGTTCTAAAAACTCAGCGTCATCCATCGCCTTTAGCTCGTCAATTTTCTTACTCGCCCAAGCAACCGACTTGTTGTCAGTGTCCTCCAACACCACACCTTTGCGTAGTGCCAGATCAGCCAAATAGTCACGCTGTCCCTCCGTCATAATACCCATATTATACCATCATCTACCCCTTAAATCAATCACCCGCGCACCCGCCAGAAAAACTCGTTTTTTTTCTCGCGTGAAAATAGCCCCACTCACCGCGCTTGGCGCCTCTGGGACCGGGATATACACCCTCCCCGCCACCATAAAATTATATTATGTCAATATTTTTACAAAAGTATCATACTATTTTATAATAAGTTTATGGCACAGCGTAGGAAGTATGCAACAGCTAAAGATCCACGACGACAGTTCCCAAAACTACGAGAGGATTTGCGCAAAAGAGTTTATGCTATGCAAGATACTTGTGGTATCTGCGGACGTGAGGTCGATAAGACTTTGCCAGCAGGTAGCCCGATGTCACCAGAGCTAGACGAGATCATACCAGTTTCTCGTGGTGGTTCGCCTTATGACATAGATAACCTACAGCTTACTCACAGGATATGCAACAGGCGCAAGGGGGCAAAGATGCCGGGGGATGATTTGCCAGATGATATCAACCCTACGCCAAATTCAAGAGCTTGGTAGGGTGGGGCTTGTTTTAGCAAAAGGAAAAGCGCTCCGACAAACAGAGCGCTCTATAACAACGACTGCAAATTACAACAATCGCTCAGCTATAATACTACTTTTTAAGCGATTGCTCAAGCCGGTAGTTTATCTCACCAGTTATGCTGCGACCATTTTCAGCAGCTAGCACCACAAGCCGTTCATATACTTCCTGCTTGATTCGTACATTATAAACTGGCGCAG